GATGATTTATGATGCAAATACATTACAAGTTATTATACCGCCACAGCAATGTTCTGGCGGCACTTCTAGCCCATATACAATGGCGATAGCAGATTCTTTAGAAGAATTAGAACAGCATATACAAGAAAATGGTTTAATTTTACCGCCCGATCCAGATTATTCTTTTAGCGATAATATTGAATAACTTTTTCTGGTATTTCTAAATATTCTCGATAAGATTTTAATATTCTAGTTGGGCAATATTCCTGAACTTTTTTATATTTCCTATTGTCATCGGGCCATTTGCCGTATTTGTACAGGAAAGCATATTTATATATAATTGCATTCGCACTTTGAGCATATTTTTTGTGATCGAATAATTTATTATTTTTTATAATATTTGTGGCACATTTTTCACAATTAATTTCCAGATCCATTAGGGCTTCAAGGGCTTTTTTATATTTTTGGGGTTTTAATATAATTTGAGAATAAGTTACATCATAATCACAAAAACCGTTCCATAGTTTTGAATCATCTCTCCATTGCACGAAATGACAATATTCGTGAACTAACACTCCAAACCATTCATCTTCTGTTAAATTACCCTTGGCAACTTTAATAATTGGATTGTCATTTGAATCCATATAAAAAAGTCCAGAGCATTTGCTCTTACCACCACAATAATTTCCTTTTAATAATACAATTCGACCATCAAGAGATTCGATATCTTCCTTGATGATATCGAACACCTTGGAATTGATTAAAGACGACATCAATAGTTATTTACACCGTATTTTTATAAATAGTTTATAGAAGAGATTTTAGAATTTTTTTGTGTAAACCTATAAAATACTAGTGTATGAAATATTTTTGTTCTAAATGTGGCAAGACCACACAGTATAATTTTGAATTGCCAAAATTTTGTTCATCATGCGGACAATCTTTTGCAAGCAAGTCTTCCCCTATTAAAGCAGAGAACCAAAGAGATAAATTTTTAAATGAATTAAAATTAAAGAAAAATATAAATTCTATAGATGAAGATGAAAATGTTTCTATAGTAGAAAGTAATATTAATTTTAAAAAAGTAAAGCCCAGTTTTAAAGTAGATGTTTATCAATCAAAAGGTGAATCTTTTGGAAGCTTGATAGATAATCCTTCTGCGCCAGTAGAAGTTCAAAATCAACACAGTCCAAAAACAAAAACTAGAGAAGAAATTTTAGCCGAATTCCAAAGAGAAGCTGGCTCGTTAAGATCTGAATAATTTATATGCCACGAAAGAAAAAAGGCATTCCCAGACCTTCTTTTGAAGACTCTATAGACGTTATTAATTCAGAAATTCAAAAACGTAAACACCGTTGGCATCTTACTGCTATTGCTTGGATGGATTTTGAAGATGTCGCGCAAAGATTACGAATACATATTTATAAAAAATGGGATAAATGGGATCCCACACGTCCTATGCGCCCTTGGTTAAACCAAGTCATTAACCACCAAATGACAAACATGTTAAGAAACCATTATTCTAATTTTTCGCGCCCGTGTTTAAAATGCCCATTTAATACTGGAGAATACGGCTGTTCTATTTATGGAACACAAAATAATTCATGTAAAGATTATGCAAAATGGGAGAAAAGTAAAAAATCTGCATATGATGTAAAATTCCCTTTAAGTATTCATAGCCCTAATCACGATAATCCAGAAACTACATTAGAAAATGTATTACATGATACTGAAAATTCCATGGATATAGAAAATTTAATGCCTCTTTTTCATGAAATTATGAAAAAACATTTAAGTATAATCGAATGGAAAGTATATGATTATATGTTTCTGCAACATTTAGAAGAAGCGGAGTTTGATAAGAAAATGGGGTATAAATTAAGCCTAAAAGAAGGGCGGCCAGCTTATAGACAGATTAGTAAAATTAAATCTAAAATTTTACAAAAAGCGCGCGAAGTTGTAAGGGAGGTTTTATAATGGACGATATTCTTACATTAGAACAAAAAAATCGATTGGCGGAAATTCTACAAAAAAATCCAGAAGCAACTCTTACAGAAATAACTGCTTACACTTATAATAATGAAAATATCGATAGCCGTAGTAAAGAAGGTCGAATTTTAAAACAATTTTTACTAGATAATAATATTGAATATAAAAATCGTTCAGTATTTCAAAGAGATCGTGTATCACTGACAAAAGATCAAGAAGAATTTATAAAAAATAATTATAAAAATCAACACTACTTAGATATGGCTAAGATTTTATTTAAAAATAATAATCTAACCCATCTGAGTCTCGAATCGCGCGAAGTTAACAAATATGTTAACAAATTGCAAAAGGCTGATCCTACATATTTGGACATGACAACTTATGTACCAAAAGAATCTGAGAGTAATACGCCAAGTCCTCTTGGGGAATATTTTCCACCACGTCGTATGGATCAAACTTTATACCGAATTAATAAATATCTTAATTTAGGATGGGAAGAAAAGAAATTAAAAGCCATGCAGATAAAACAGGTAGAAATGCTGCAAAGATATTTGAATACTTTTAGTTTTTGTTATCAAATTAATACTTATCGTCGTGAAGATGATCGTAAACTATTTGAAGATGCTTTTATTCGTTATACATATGATAAAGATGATTTAACACAAGAAGAGTTAGATCAATTTATTACGCTATGTACAGAAGTTGTAACAGCTTCTACAATTTTACAACAGGTTGAAGACCTACGCCAATTATTAAGACAAGCTTCTGAGGAGGATGAAGGGCGTAATATAAAAATGAGTCTTAATGAAGCTATTAGTAGTTTACAAACCGAATATAATCAATGCCGTACTAGACAAAATAAATTATATAAATCACTTGTAGATGATCGTTCTAAAAAATTACAGGAGCGTAAACAAGAAAATGCCAGTATTCTCAACTTGGTTCAGGCATGGAAAGATGAAGAGCGTAGGAAAAGTATTATCAATTTAGCGGAAGCTCAAAAACAAAATCTTGAAGAAGAAGCCAAACGCCTTTCATCTATGGATGAATTAAAGGCTGTTATTCGTGGAATTGATATAGATGAAATGGTTCAAGGTTAATATAATATATTATGAATAAGAACAAAATATACTTAAAATGTAAAGTTTGCGGTGAAGAATTTAATTATTTTGCCGAATTACAAAAACATTTAAGATACTATCATAAGCTTTCTTGTAAAACTTATTTTGAAACTTATTGGAAACGTATTGATCGTTTTGACGGCAAGAAATTAGAATACAAATCTTTTGACCAATATATTACTTGTGATTTTGTTGATAAGAAAAACTATAAAAACTGGTTAAAAAGCTTGTCTAAAGAAGAGTGTGCGGATTATTTTAAAAGTAAATTAGATCAATATTGTAGTTTAAAAAATTTGGAAACTGCGCCTGGTCAAGTCGAAGCCCAAAGTATTAATTGTTTATTACCAGTGAGTACGATGGAAATTTTTTCTGGAATTAGTTATAATAATTTATGTAGAAAAGCTGGGTTATATTCTAGATTTAATTATGAAATTTCAGAAAATATTCCATGCACTCCAATTCCACAGATTATCGTAGATAGTCGTGAACAAAAGCCGTTTCATTTTGAAGAGCATACTTTAATAGAATCTAAATTAGAGTATGGTGATTATTCTTTACATCCTAATAATAAATTAGCTGTTGAACGTAAAAGTTTAAGTGATTTATATGGCACGCTCAGTGGTGGTTGTGAAAGATTTGAACGCGAAATTCAAAAAGCCAAGAAACTTGAAGGTTATATTGTTGTAGTTGTTGAATCAACACTTAATAATATGATGTATCAAAAACAAAAATTTGGCAAAGCGTCTGGTGAGTTTATTGCTCATAATATGAGAAAACTATTGAGACAATATGATAATTTACAATTTGTTTTTTGTGATGGGCGTGAAGAAGCTAGAAATAAAACATTGCATATTTTAAGTATGAATGAAGAGACATGTAAAATAGATTTGCAATATTACTTTGATACAAAATGGCCCTTATAGCTGGTAGTCAACACAAAAAACCCATTGTTCCTGTAAATCAAGAACTTTTAAAATTAAAAGGAGATTTAACGGATCAAGAGGCAAGAATTTCTCTTGCGAAATTTCTACGTTATAATCTTGGTTTTACCACAGATCTAGCTTTAGGTTTAACTCTTGAATCTTACCAAGAATTAACATTAAATTCTTTTTTTAATAGAAATTATTGTATGCTTGTTTGGGGTCGTGGTTGTGCAAAAAGTTTTTGTGCGGCAATTTATTGTATTCTTAAATGTATATTTGAACCTGGAACTAAAATTCTTATTGCATCTATTAATTTTCGTACAAGTCGGCGTGTTTTTAATGAAATCGAAAAATTTTTAAGTTCTCCACAAGCCGCATTGGCTCGTCAATGTTTTGGTTTAAAAAGTAAACGTAACGATCAATATGAATGGGAAGTTAATGGTGGAAGTATTACGGCTATTCCACTAACTGGTGAAAAGATTCGTGGTATTCGTGCTAACGTCCTTATCCTTGATGAGTTTTTGCTTTTACCTCCAGATATTATCGATAACGTTCTTATTCCATTTTTAAGTTCTCCCCGTGATGTTGGCGAAAGAATTCGTATTAGAAAATTAGAAGAAGAATTAATAAAAAAAGGGTTATTGCATCCAGACAATAGACATGTTTTTGAAAACACATCACAAATGTTATGTTTAAGTTCTGCAAGTTATACTTTTGAGCATTTATTTCGTGTGTACCAACAATGGTCACATTTAGTAGAGCATCCAGAAGAACAAGAATCCAAAGAAGGGGAACTACCTGGAACGTATTTTATTTCTCAGTTAAGCTACGAAGCCTTGCCTCAACATATGGTGGACCAAGGCGCAATTCAAGTGGCTAAAAGCGGCGGAAGTTCACACCATTCATTTCTTTGTGAATATTGCGCTCGTTTTATTGATGGTGGGGATAGTTATTTTTCACCTAAAAAAATGCATGAATGTACGATTCCAGATGGAGAATACCCTACAACAAAAGTAATTGGTGATACCGACAAAAAATATATTCTAGCAATTGACCCTAACTTTTCGTCTTCTAAAGTCGCTGACTATTTTGCAATGAGTGTTATTGAACTTGATGAAGAAAAGAAACAAGGAGTATTGGTTCATGGTTATCAAGCCGCCGGATCTTCTTTGCAAGATCACATTAAATATTTTTATTATTTATATAAGAATTTTAATCTCGCATTAATTATAATCGACCATGCTGGCGCTGACACGTTTATAGACGCGGTAAACAATTCTCAATTTTTTAAAGACATCAATCGTAAAATTGGTTTTGTAGATTTTGATTCAGATAAAGAAAATGAAGATTATACAAAGATGTTAAAAGACTGTGCCCGTCAATATAATAAAGATTTTGGCAATATATGTATAAAACAATACTTTACGAGTTTCTTTTTAGGTAGAGCGAATTCTTATTTGCAAACATGTATTGACCATAAAAAAATATGGTTTGCTTCGCGCGCGAGTAATCATCCAGATATTTTAGAAAATATTTTTACAATGAACCTCCCAATGGAATATATTTATCCAAGAGGTATCGGGGATAAAGCTGATAATGAATTTGAAACTAAAAAATTAACTGTTCGAGAATTCATAGAAGAACAAGATTTTATTATTCAAGATACGAAAGATCAATGTGCAAATGTTGAGGTAACCACAACATCTAGGGGTACACAAAGCTTTGATCTACCATCCCATTTGAGAAAATCTACAAGTGTAAATAGGGCTAGAAAAGATAACTATACTACTCTTATGTTAGGAAATTGGGGTGTTAAAGCTTATTTTGATATAATGGCTCCAGAAAATTTTGCAAAGAAGAACACGGAATTTGTTGCAGAATTAATCTAATAAAATATCAGATTTTAGTGTAATAAACTGTTATAATAATTTATGGCACGAAATATTAATAAAAATATTAAATTCCCAGAGCCGCAGGTAATTGAAGGATCTATTAAGTCAAAAGACACTATAGAAGTCAAAGCTAGTCGCGGAGAAGTGAATACATCGGTAAGAAGAAATAGGGCTTCCACGATTTCAAGAACTGAAAAATATTCAAATATTGAGGGTGGTGTTATTCCTTTTATTTATGGTGGTGGTTATGGTAAATATACTTCGAATATTAGTATAAAAGATACTATTATTTTGTGCCAAAAAGCTTATTATAATTTTTCTATTTTTAGAAATACGATTGATTTAATGACTGAATTTAGCTGTTCGCCTATTTATTTTACAGGTGGAAATGAACAGTCTCGTAAATTTTTTCAAGCATTGGGTGATAGAGTAAATTTGTGGCGTTTGCAAGATATGTTTTTCCGCGAATTTTTCCGCAGCGGAAATGTATTTCTTTATAAATTAAATGCTCAATTTACAAAACAAGATATGCGAGTGCTTTCTGATTTAATTACAACTGAAGCTCGTGCTGGTGAAATACCTGTTCGTTATATTATGTTAAATCCTGCTGATATTCAAGCAATTGGGTCAGCATCGTTTATTACTCCTCAATATGTTAAAGTTTTAAATGATTTTGAAATGAAAGTTTTAACAAATCCTGATAATGAACAAGATAAACAATTAGCGGAGCGTGTTAAAAATCTAAAAGATTTACAAAATACTAGCGGAATTACTCCAACAAATCAATATATGGTTTTCGAATTAGATCCAGAAAGATTTGTACCAGTTTTTTATAAGAAACAAGACTATGAACCGTTCAGCGTACCAATGGGTTTTCCAGTTCTCGAAGATATTAACTGGAAGCAAGAACTTAAAAACATGGATATGGCAATCAGTCGTACCATACAGCAAGCAGTCCTGTTGGTTACAATGGGAAATGATGAAGTCGGTATGCCGACCAAGGAACAAATCGGAACATTAAGAAAAATTTTTGAAAACGAGAGTGTCGGCCGTATTCTTGTGACAGATTATACAACTAACATTAAATTTATAATTCCAGAAATTAGTAATATTTTAGATCCTAAAAAATATGAAGTTGTAGATCGTG